GTAATAACTCTACTGTATGGGCTGTCACATCTGACCAACGCCTAAAGAAAAACATTGTTAACAATAATGGTGGATTAGAAAAGTTGAATCAGATTCAAGTACGTAATTTTGAATATCGTTTGCCCGAAGAAATTATAGAATTACCACAAACACAAGCTATTCAAAAGTCAGGTGTTCAGCTTGGTGTTATTGCTCAAGAACTTCAACAAATCTTGCCAGAGTGCGTTAAAACAGAATCTACTGGTGTAATGACTGTTCAATCAGATAATTTGACTTGGTACATGATTAACGCTATCAAAGAACTTTCTGCTCGTGTAAAGCAATTAGAAGGAAACTAAAATGACTATTGAAACACCAGAACAAATTGCCAAGCACTACTCAGCCGCAATGGATAGCGTAAACCTAATCAATGGTAGCAAACCCGCCCAATTGACTGATGCTGAATGGGCTGACTGCTTGTCACGCAATAAAGAACATTTGAAAATTATGTTGGCTAAAGACTTCTGGACAACTGAAGACCTTACACCATTGCAAGCTGCATCCGCATAAAGGAAAATATCATGGCTACACAAGCAGAAATTAATGCGGCTCTAGCGGCTGAGTTGGCGGCAAGACCTGGCACGTCAAGAGAGGCTTTGTCTGCTTATGCCCAAAGCACCTATGGACTGACTCCAGATCAAATCAATGCGGCTTATGACGCATTAGGTTCCACAGGAGCAACTAATGTTTCCACGGGTAGCACTAATGTTTCTACAGGAAGCACTAATGTCTCTACAGCAACCACTAATACAGGAATGCTTACTGGTAGTCAAAATCTAAACTTAGCTAGTAAAATAAAAACATATACAGATGATGAAGTAAAACAAGCATTAAGAGACTTAAGCTATCTTGAACCAAATGCCTCTATCAAAGACGTTATTGCTGCGGCACAGACTTATGGAATTCCTAAAGATAGAGTTGTTAAAAACCTAAGTTCATTTACCTATACTGCTAACAATGTTGATAAACTATCTAAGCAGATATTGGCTCAAAACACTACTGGCACATGGAAAGGTGATGTTAAGCCTGAGACTGCGGCTCGTTACATGGCTGATGACCTTGCCAAGAGTGGTATCACAGACATTTCTCAAGTTGGTAGAAGTTCTAGTGGCATCATCAACAAAGAAACTGGTGAAAAACTTGTCTCTGGTTATGGTGAAAGAACTAAGGGAAACCTTTGGTCTGGTTCATATGAGGGAAATGGTAATACTGGCTTTGGAGTCCAGTTTACTGAAGCAGGCAAACCAATCTTTTACACAGAAGGTGCATCTTCTAGTACGCTGAAAAAAGATCTAATTAAAGCGGCACTTGTTGCTGGTGCAGTTGTTGGTATTGTTGGCCCTGAAGCACTATCTGGAATATTTGGAGCGGGTTCTTCTACTCTTACGGCTACAGAAGCGGCAGGTCTTGGCTTAACTGCAACAGAAGCGGCAGGTCTTGGATTCACGTCCTCTCAATTGGCGGCAGCAGGTTACACAGCAGCAGAAATAGCGGGTGCAACTACTGTTGCGGCTGGTGCTACTGCGGCTGAAATTGCTGCGGCTAAAGCTGCTGCTGATGCGGCTGCGGCTACAACAGCAACTGGTCTTACTGCATCACAACTTGCAACTGCGGCTAAATTGGGTTTAACTGCGGCTCAATTCTCTGGTTTGCTCACATCTGGTGGTCAGACCATTGCAGGTCTAATGCAACAACAGACTTCTAAAGAAGCGGCTGATAAAGCAAGGGCAATGATTGATGCTGAAACCGCTGCAGCTAAAGCATCTGCCGCTTTCCGTCCAGTAGGAATGACTACTCGTTTTGGTACTTCTGAGTTTAAAATTGATCCAGTAACAGGTCAATTAACAAGCGCAGGATATACAGCAAGCCCAGGTGTTTTAGAAGCGCAGAATCGTTTAGTTGCTTTGGGAAATCAAGGTTTGGCACAAGCTGAAGGTGCTCAAGCTCAATTTGCTCCTTTACAAACAGGTGCTCAGAGTTTGTTTAACTTAGGTAATAAATATATTGCTCAATCTCCTGAAGATGTTGCTAAAAACTATCTAAGTCAGCAAATGGCTTTGCTACAACCTGGTCGTGAGTTGGAATTAGCTAATCTGCAAAACAAACTGCAACAACAAGGTCGTGGTGGTTTGGCGGTTGCTCAAGGTGGTACTTTAGGTGCAACTACTCCTGAACTACAGGCTTTATATAACGCTCGTGCTACTCAAGAAGCTCAATTGGCGGCACAAGCTCAACAGGCGGGTCAACAACAAGTTGCATTTGGTGCGGGATTACTTGGCACTGGAGCACAAACTATGGGTCAGTATTACGCAGGTCAACAAGCGGCTTATGCGCCTTACACAACTGCATTGGGTCAATTTACAAACTTAGAACAATTGGCGCAACAACCTTTGACAATGGCTGCTGGTCTTGCTCAACAAAGTGCTGCGGCAGGTGCAAATGTGGGTAAATTAGGATTAACTGGTGCAGGTCAGAGCGTAGAGTTAGCAACAGGAAAAGCCGCTACTACTAATCCATATTCAACAGCATTGTCGGGCATAACTTCTAATCCATTGTTTGCCAAAGCATTGGAAAGTTTAACTCCGTCTGAGGCTCAATCACTGTTTAGTCAGACTGCTTTAGGTCAATCAGGATTTGGCACTGGTTTAGCTTATGGCAACCAAGACCTTGGCCTATTTTTATAAGGATTCATCATGGCAGACAATATCGTAGCGGGTTTATTTGGACTAAACCCACAAATGTATGGTGAACAACAACGTGTAAATGCACTACAAGAAGGTATTTCACTTGCTCAACTAGACCCCGCCTCTCGTGGTGCGGCAATGACCTATGCGGGTGCTAAAGGTCTTGGTGGGGCTTTTGCCAATGCTTTGGGTGTACAAGACCCACAATTACAGATGATTAGTGCTAGAAGCGCAATTCTTCAACAAGTTGACCAAACTAATCCTGAATCACTTTTAAAAGGTGCTCAGATGTTGGCTCAATCAGGCGATCAGCAAGGTGCTATGGCTCTTGCAGAATATGCTCGTAAAGCACAAAGTGAAATGGCTTTAACACAACAACGTGTAGCGGAAAAGATGACTCCAGAACAACGAAATGCTTTGGCATTTGCTGGAAGTGTTGCTGAAAAAGGGACTCCTCAGTTTAATCAAGCTTATCAACAAACTTTAAGTCAATTGATAAGCAAAGAAAAACCTGAATTAACTTCTCCAGAAATGAAAAATGCTGCAGCATTTGCATTACAGGCTGGCCCTGTAGGTTCTGCTGAATATAACAATGAATTTAGACTTCGTTTAGAACAACTCACAAGTAAAACTGATAAAGCTCCTCCTTCAATGGTGGGTGAATACCAATTTGCCAGAACTCCTGAAGGCGGTAATTTTAAAGGCTCTTACCAAGACTTTATTTTGGCTCGTGCTACAGCAAGTAGACCACCTGGTCAACCAAGACCAGAACAACCACCTGTTGCGGTTATTGATCCTAAAACTGGAAAACAAATTCTTGTTTCTCGTGAAGAAGCATTGGCAGGTCGTATGACACCTGTATCTGGATTTGAAGGATTAGCTCCAAAAGAAATTCAGAATCGTGAAGCTAAATATCCACAAGCAACAATTGCACTAAAAACTTTTGAGACAAAATCAGAATCATTTGCCAAAGATTTGGAAACTCTTGCTAACCATCCTGGTTTATCTGGAATTAGCGGTTTAGTTTATGGTAGAACACCTCCAGTTACTAAAGAAGCAAGGCAAGCACAAGCACTTTACGATAGTATTGTTGCTAGAGGTGGATTTCAAGAACTACAAGACCTTCGATCATCTTCACCTACTGGTGGTGCTTTGGGTAATGTTTCTAATCAAGAAGGTCAGAATTTGCGTGATGCTTTTGCTCCTATTAACAGAACACAAGATACGGCTGATCTAAAAAGTACATTGCTAAAAACAGCTTCAACAATTCGAGCCTCTAAAGATAGGCTTAAAGAGGCATACGATTTAACTTATGACTATAAAAAACAAGGTACTCAATCTGCTCCAATAAATATACCTCAAGCTGCTATTGATGCTTTAAATCGTGGTGTTGGAACTGATGCTCAATTTGATGCACAGTTTGGTCAAGGTTCTGCAAAACGTGTAAGAGAAGGAAAATAAATGGCTACTAATCCATTTGCTGAGTTTGTTACTGAACCAGTACAAGAAAATCCTTTTGCTAGTTTTGTAACACAACAACCAAAACCTCAAGAATCTGATGAAACTGCTCGTTTGGCGGCACGATATCCTGCGCCATTATCAGAGCAAATACCTAGCTATGGTAAGCCTGTTCCTCCAACTAAAAATGAACAAAATTTAAGTTTAGGTCAATTGCTATATCGCAATATTGCTAAACCAGTAATTGCTCCAACAGTTGAAGCAATGGGCGCAGTTGGCGGTGGTTTGCTAGGAACACCAATGGGGCCAGCAGGCATTGTTGGTGGTGCAGGTCTAGGTTATGGAATGGCTAAAGAGGCTTTAAAGTTAGGTGATATATACCTTGGTGGAATGACTCCTGAAGAAGCGCAAACACAACCTGTTAAGAACATCCTAGAGGGTGCAACTTATGAGGCTGGTGGTCGTGCAGTTGCACAAGGTTTAAGTGCTGGTGTTGGTAAGTTAATGGATTTATCACAAGCATCAAAACAAAAAGCAGCTACTTTGGCTCAATTATCTCTTGGTAAAGACCTTCCAGAAGTTCTTTCTGCTTTAAAAAGTGCTCCACCTAATGCAAGTGTTGCTGAAATTACAGCATCCTTTAATAATCCTAAATGGCAAGCCTTAATAAATGACGCACTGCAACAAGACCCACAATTCTTATTAAAAGTAAAAATGTTTAATGAAGATGAGTCTTTGAAGGCTTTGTCTAAGTTGGCTGGTGGTGAAAATGCGGCTGAAGTTCGTTCTGTCGCTGAGAGAGCTAAAAATGCGTTAAATGCTGTTACAACACCATCAAGAGAAACTGCATTAAATCGTGCAAATCTTGGTAAAGCTGTTGCCGAATATGAAGCAAAAGCTGGTCAATTATCAGCAGAAGCTGCGGCTAAAGTTGCAGATGTCCGTAGATTGATTGAGGCAGGAGACTTAGCAGAAGCGGCAGGTCGACTTGAGTTAATCAAGAAAGGTATTCCTGTTGGTTTTACCAGATATACCTACAAGGGCGATTTAGCTCAAATGGCTGATAATTGGGCTTCTAAGGCGGCAGATGCCTCTTTAGACTTAGGTCAGGGGGCTAGATTTGCACAAGGTGCGGCAGATGCTTTACGTTCTGTTGGAATAAAACCAGTCGAGGGTTTAGCTTTATCACAAAGAATTTCATCTATTGCTAACAATCCAAAGTTCGCTGGTGATGATGTACTTGTTGGTGTTGTTAAAAATGTTGCTGATGATATTGCTAAATGGACAAACAGCGGAGGAATTGTAGACATTGTAGCTTTGGATGCAATTCGTAAAAACTCTGTTAATGCGGCTATTCAAAAACTAAGACCAGGTATTGATGCAACATCACAAAGAAATCTTGCATCTAAAGTTCTTGGAAATATTAGACCACTGATTGTTGATGCAATTGAAGAGGCTGGTGGTGTTGGTTATCGTCAATATCTTGCTGATTACACAAAAGGCATGGAAAAGATTGCCGAACGTAAACTTACAGGTGAAGCATTTAAACTTTGGAAAACTAACAAAGATGGATTTGTACGTTTAGTCCAGAATGAATCTCCTGAAGAAGTTGAGAAAATTCTTGGCCCAGGTAAATATAACATTGCTGCTGAATTGGCAGACTCAAGTTTATCTGTATTACGTGATGAAGCGCAAAAGCAATTAACTAAAATAGCTGTAAAAGAACAAGTAAGTGCAGGACAGGCGGCTCTTGCACAACTATTAAAACAACAAACGTCTTTTATAAGATTACCATCGTATTTAAACGTATTTGCTTCATCAGCTAATAAAGTGATTAGTGAGTTAGAAAAAGCTGTTGGCACAAAGACTTTGCAAACTTTGACAGAAGCCATGAAGACACCTCAAGGTGCGGCTGATTTGTTATCAACATTGCCAGCTTCCGAGCGCAATCAAGTATTGAAACTATTAGGCGACCCAAGCCAATGGAGTCCAACTATTAGTTCTTCATCAATATTTGGTTTTAAGGGTGTTTTTTAATCAGATCAGCAATGAGAGACTTTACCGAAGCATTTGTTGCGGCAGTCTGTATCACTTGCTTTGTTGTCTTTTGTAGTTACATCATTGTTTGGGCGTATCCGTGAGATGGCTATTACTAATTCCATTTGTTCTCTTAGTAAATGCTAAGTCTCCATGCACAATTACAGAATTTTATGGGATTAGTTCACTTGGTGATCCAGGTCTTAGACACTCACAGTTGTCTATGTGGTTGTCAATAAATGGAGATAATTGTTCATCTGATAAATTGGTGGTTATTTGGAATAATCTAGCAATGTGGGCTGGTACTGCTGATAGCTCTGAATTAAGAGGAAAGATTCTTTACTTTTATTCTAAGGCTACAGAAAGGGAAAAGAAATGATCCCGCCAATATACAAATGGTATCCAATGGTGCAACCAGAAAGTTTTCCAACTAAGACAGATGCGTTAGAACGTAGGGCAGAACGATTGACTGAAGAGTACAAGCAATCCCTAAAGATGAAGAAGATAGAAGACAAAATTGATGATCTTGAGTTTCAGTTGTACGTGAAAAAAGCAGAACGCAATCAATTAAGTCTTGAGATTTTTACTAACCGAAAATTGGACATATTTATATGAATGAAAATACTGATGTAGTAGGTAAATTAACTTACTCTGTAACCCTAATGGTGGCGTCAACCCTTTGCTTATCGGTGTTGGGAATGGTTGTGGCTTTTCTTTTAGGTTTATGGGCCAAGGAAGTTGATAATGCCGAAATCTTTGCCATGCTTCACCCTGCTTTTCAAACCATCATTGGTGGCTTTATTGGCCTTTTAGCTGGTGTTAAATTAGGCCAAGGCGACTCGCACAATAAATGTAAACATTGTGAGGACTAATCATGTTTGAAATGTTATCTGGTGGTTTATTAGGCTCAATCTTTGGTGGCATCTTTAGGATGGCCCCTGAAGTTCTTAAATGGATGGATAAAAAGAATGAGCGTGAGCATGAACTCAATATGTTCAAGTTTCAATGCGATTTGGAGGCTCAGCGTGGTCAGCAGAAACTCGCAGAAATAGGGGCACAAAGAGAAGCGGCAATAGATACAGGCGTGATGAGTGCCTTCCAATCAGCCATAGAACAGCAAGCAACGATGGTTAAGGCGGCAGGTGGATGGGTAGCCTCACTTTCTGCTTCTGTCCGTCCAGTAGTAACATATTGGGTACTATTCGTATGGTCGTTCATCCATGTTTGGTTTGCTTGGAACGCATGGCTTGGTGGTGCTCCCGCTACTGAAGTCTTTAAGACAATGATGACACCAGACTTTTCTGCTTTGCTATCAGGAACAATCAATTACTGGTTTCTTGATAGAACTCTGTCTAAGCGTGGAATATGAACTTAGAGTTGGCAGCAGAACTATGTAAAAGGTTTGAGGGCTTTCGTTCTAAGCCCTACCTTTGCCCCGCTAACGTGGCTACGATAGGCTACGGGTCTACTTACTATGCTGATAAGCGTAAAGTGACCCTAGAAGATCCGCCAATGACTCAGGAAGAGGCTAATCACCTACTAATGATTGAATTGGAGCATACATACTTGCCAGGCGTTCTTAGAAATTGTCCGATTCTTGCAACAGACGAAAAAAAATGTAACGCCATCGTTGACTTTGTTTACAACCTTGGAATTGGTCGTTTGCAGACTTCAACTTTAAAGCGAAAAATCAATGCTCAAGAGTGGGAACAGGTTCAAGAACAACTGATGTTATGGACTAAGGGTGGTGGGAAAGTCTTACCTGGTCTACTCAAAAGACGGCAAGCTGAGTGTTTGTTGTTAAATTAAATTGTCATAAACTTTTTGTAAGGTGTTGAAATGGCTAACATTCCTACACCACACGATGCCGCATACTTTGCACAAAGTGTCAGAAAGTGGCAACAAGTGCTCAGTCTTGGTGACTGGCGTATTGAGAAGGGCACAAAGCCCGCAAAACAAGCTATGGCATCTGTGGAGTTCAATGATGCGGCAAGGCTTGCAACCTATCGTTTAGGTGATTTTGGTTCTGAAAAGATAACACCAGAGTCGCTTAATAAAACTGCTCTGCATGAATTACTTCATGTATTTCTGCATGATTTGATAGTAACTGCAACTGATTGTAAATCCTCAGATGAAGAACTTGAAAAGCAAGAACATCGCATCATCAATCTGTTAGAGCAACTGTTGACTAAGGATTCTCATGGTATCGACTAATGGTTTAAACTCTTGTACAGATGAGGCTTTCATAGAACTATGGGACAAATACCAATCTGTTACTAAAGTAGCAAAAATTTTAGGTGTTACAGAAAGAGCAGTTAACTACCGCAGACGAAGCATGGAGAGAACTCATGAGGTTCAATTACCCGCAATAGATTCCCGTGGTGTTAAATTTGATGCAAACAGGCCAAAATCTTTTTCACCCCTCAAACAAATAGAACTAGGCATACTGGATGGCACAGTCATTGTGTTCTCTGATGC